GATGCGTAACTAACTGGGGTTGCCCATGTTGGGGCGCTTGAACCGTTAGACTGTAAAAACTGGCCACTTGTGCCGTTTGCCAAAAATGCCGTTGTGCCTGATGCGCTTTGGTAAACAATATTACTTGCTGCGCCCCCCGCCAAGTTTGTGGCCGTTCCAACGCTTAAACTAGACTGTGCTGTGTACTGTGGCGCACTAGCACCGGCCGTTAATACATAGCCTGAAGTACCCAGCGCAAGAAATGTGGTTGCCCCTGAACCCGTTTGGTAGGGAACGGAACCGGCAGCGCCCCCGGCTATGTTTGTAGCTGAACCCGTTGTTAAACTAGAAGTTGCCACCCAAATAGGCGCAGAAACCGCGCCCAAGGTCATTAGTAACGAACCAGAAGTGCCGGGCGATAAAAACGATGTTGTGGCCGAACCAGACTGGTAAGGAACGGAATACTGCGTAGTTCCAGATAAATTAGTAGCCGTGGTGGCCGTAGCAGCGTTACCGCCAATACTTAAGCCTGACGCCGTACCCGTGATGTTGGTGCCTACAAGCGTGCTAGGCGTGCCTAAATTGGGCGTAACAAGCGTTGGGCTTGTGGCCAATACTACGTTACCAGAACCCGTTGTTGAAGCGCTAGAAGCCGCTGTGGCTTGCCCTTGGGCGTTAAATGTAACGCTTGCTAATGTGTAAGAAGCTGCTGTAACTGCCGTGTTGGCCAAAGCAATGGTAACCGCGCTAGAACCGTTGTAACTAGACCCTGAAAGGCCTGTGCCAATGGTTAAAGCATTTGGGTTTACCGCTGTTATGGTGGCCGAACCACCTAAAGAAATAGCGCTACCGTTTACCGTTATGCTTGAATTGGTAAGCCCTGAATTCGGTATGGTTGCGTTAATTTGGCTAGGCGCAATACTGATGGATGTATTGGTTACAGATGTCACTTGACCAGAAGCATTTGTAACAAATACCGGCACTTGGGATGCAGAACCGTAAGTTCCCGCAGTTCCCACGGGCGTAATACTAAAAGTGTATGAAGATAAGGTTAACCCAGTACCCGCAAAATAAGATGCTGCGCTTGCAAGCTGTGACCATGTAACCGGCGTAGTGCCAAGCGTTCCACCCGTAGAAATGGTGCAAACCCACCCTGAATTAGCCTGTGTGCTGCCGTTTTGTATGAATGTAAACGCTGAAATTAGGCTATTCCATGTGTTTGCATCGCTACTGCGTGCCCAAGCGCCTGAAGCGGCCACATAAATACCGTTTTGGGCTTGCGTTGTTTGGTTTTTTACCAAAACACGGTCACCAACAAGGGTTGTATAGCCGTCTATGGTTTGTAAACCGCTAAGTGTTAGGTTGCCGGTTGATGCAACTTGACATTCGGCCTTAATTGCGTACCCCTGAACAAACATATCCACATAATTCTTGTTAACCAAGTCTGTGGGGTTGGCCGGGGTGGTGGAAATAGTGCCTGTGGTTGTACTAATATTGGTAAAAACCCCGCTAGATGGGGTTACAAGGCCAATAGTTGTACTGTTTATTGTGCTGTTGGTTATGTTTAACCCAGATTGCGCCGGGTTAAGCGTTGCATAAAATGGTTGCCCCTGACCTATAAACGTTTGGAAGTTTCCATTGACGTCAAAATACGCCTGAACTGGCAGTAAGTTTTGGTCGGTTGTTAGGTTAGGGGCACTCATTAATAGGGAATACAAGTCATAACTATCACATCACCAGCAGACATATTGGCCGCTAGTCCAGAAGTAATGCTAAAACCCGTCATAGTTACTGACGTTGTAGTGCTTGCGGTTTGCTGTAAGAACAAACCAGAACCATTAGTAACGTCATTAGCTAAACACATCCAACCGTTTGGGGCGGCCGGTAGTGTAATGGTGCCATTTGCTGCGCCACCTGTTCCAACCGTTACCGCAAAGCAGTTTGGCGTAACCCCCTTAATTGTGGGGCTAGTACCGAAACCACTTGCAATAACTGGCTGTGCAGAAAACGTACTTAAAAATACGGTGTTTGGCGTGTTTGTGTTTGCAACTTGGTTGGTCATGATTGATCTGCCACCGGTGTTACATAAATGGTATTGGCCGTACCAACCACGCTTAAGTTAAACCCGTTGGCGGGAACACTTATAACTGTGGGCTGAGACATATTAATACCAAGCACAAAAGAAGCAGATGAATTACCCGCAGTAGGCAATACCGCAGCAGTTGCGGACACGCTACTAGGGTTAAGCGGCGCTATGGATACAGCAACCGGTGTACTTCCAGTATTCAAGAACGCACAAAAGTTCGTTTGGTCATTACCGGCGGGGGTAATGGTTAGCGAACTACTGGCCGTTGTTGTTACCGCTACCGCGTAGGTAGGCCCAATTGGGCGGTAAACGCTTGTATTGGCCATGATTAAGCTGCGTTAGTAGCTATTGGCAAACCTTCAACACGATGGACTTTAAAGTCGTAAACGCCTGAAGCCGGTGTAATTGCTGTTGCTGCGCCTGAAGTGTTTTGGAACTGTACAGTTAAAACCCCAGTAGTTGCTACGTCACAATTTGTGATTGCAATGTTAGACGTTTGGTTACCTTGATATTGTAAAAAAGTAACAATGTCAGATGCTTGCAAACCCGCAATTGGGAAAGTTTGTAAAGACTGTGTGGAAGATGTGGTTAGTGCGGATGGTGTCAGGCTAGGCGCAATTACAAATTGCTCAAGAATGTTACCGCGTGAAATGGTGGTACTTGACATGATATTCCTTTAAAGAATGGGTAAATTGTATCGTTAAATAAAGAAAAAGCCACCCCTTTTGGGGGTAGCCCTTCCCTTAATTTAGGCTAGATTATGACGATTGTGTAAGGTCATAGCCGTAAACATATACGTCACCAGTTCCGGTTGCGCCAGAAGCAGTTGTTACGTCAACGTATAAAGTTTGGTTTTGAATAGACAAACTTGTTGATGATGAATCAACGTAGGCTGTACCCAAAACGTTAGCACTTAGTGATGCCAATTGCGCAGTTGTCAACGCACCGAACAAAGCAGATGGGCTACCTGAATTTGTTTGTGTGATAGACAATGCTGTTGCTGTTGACAAAGAAACTGTTGAACCAGCGTTATTCACGTTGGTAACAATCATTTCCTTTGGCAAGTAGGTTGTTGTGTTGTTAACGGGAACGGGCGTAAAGCCTGTTGCGTTAAGGTTAACACCCTTGGCTACACCGATTAAACGCAACGCTTGATTCGTTGCTAGATTACTTGGGTGTGCCGATACTGTGGTTGCTGGTCCGGGATTACTCATTTTGTATTTTCCTTTATGTTAATTAGGCTGCAATACGGCAAGCAAGTTCAGGGTACAACGGTGCCCAACCATACAACACATCTAAACGTGTTGGAATACTATCGTTGTTAATGGTGTATTGGCGGACAACCCTCATGGACAAACCAATTTCCTTATCGCTTGCACGACCAGCAAAATGGACACCCTCTGGCAGCTCGAGATCAGCTACGGCAAGCGTAAACGCATTTCTGTGGAACATTAAGTTCTGTGGTGATGTAACGCCTGTGTTGTTAAATGGTGTTACTACTGCTGAAGAAGATGTAGCGTTAACAACAACGTTTTGGAACTGACCACCGGTAATGATAGCTGGGCTAACAGTTACTGATGCTGAACTACCTGAACCAATGCTAACTGTGCTTGTAACAACGAAGTTACGCGCCTTGTTAGAACCGTATGCTTGGCGGTTTTGTGGGTTGGCTGCAAGGATGTTAGCAAACTGGATAACGTCACCTTGGTTCAATGTAGCAGCAGCACTTGTTGCGCTGATGGTAATTGTTGAAGTTGAAGCCCAACCGCTAGAAATACCAAAAGATGCAGAAGTTGTATCTGTTGATAGTGTTGCAGAAGCGTAAGAACCAAATGTTTGGCTGACAATATTTTGGTCTAATTTCCAATTCACCCCAGCGCTGTCGCGGCCCATAAGGCCTTTGCGGTATTGCTCACCAATGGCTTCTTGTGGAACAAACAAACCTTTTAGTGAATCAACAATGGTTGCTGATGTAAAAGGTTCTACAACGCAAGCACGGCGGCCGTCTCTTGGTGTGCCTTCAGCATCCATGTAAGCACCGGCTGTTAGGTAAGTGATTAAACCTGTGGGTGGTGTACCAGCTACGCCAACAATGTTTGCTGTGCTGTTCTTAGCCATTACTAAACCATCACGGTCAATCTTGTTTGCAATAGCAGCTACTGCGGGTTTTAATACGCGGTCGCTAAACATATCAAGTGATAATGCAAGGTCTTGAGTCGTAAATTGAGTATCCACATGGAACTGCGTCGACAATGTGACTGGCACAGAAGTTTCGTTGAAGTCCTCAACATTAAGCGCTGGTCCCGTTGTACCAATGAATCTTCCGGGGCGTCTTACGTTGACTGTGTTTCCAATTTTCCCGCCCACTACGGCGAACTGATCGTCATAGTTACGGTCGACTTCGGACGTAAATGTAAGTTCGTTCTCTAGCACCATAAGTGCTTCATTTGTGATCTTCGATATCGTCAATAAATTATTGGCCATGATTACACCTTATTAAAAGTTTTGATTTTTGCCGTTACCTAATTTTTCCCGCCTTACGCAACTCACGCCATTGTTTTGGCGAACCATTGAAATTCCCATTTGAATCAATGGCTGGTAGTTCAACACTACCTACGTTACGAAGCGGCGTTATAGGCGCGGGCGCGTTCGATTTGGAAACGGCTCTTACGGGTTCTTTAGCTTCAAACCTTGCTTCTAACTTACCAAGTTCGCGTAGCGCACTAGACTGTGATAAACCGTTTAGCCTTTCAGCTACTTCGGGGTTTTCGGCCAAATGATAAAGTATCTTCGGGCCAACATCACTTTCTAAAATTGCATCGCGTACCGCATCGCTAACAGCAATATCGGCACTACTAGCAATCATTTCTTCGTAATCAGGCAATTCGCTTTTAACCGCATCTAACTTTTTCTGCCACGAAGTCATAACTTTCGCGCGTTCTTCGTTAGCCCGGCGTTCGGCTTCTTGCTTGTCACGGTTCTCTAACGCTTTTTCGGTTGAATACTTGGCTAATGCCTTGGCGTATTCAAACGCGTCGGTAAAGTCGCTTGGCTGCGGTTCTTTGTCCGTTGGTTCGGCTTTTGGCGTTACCTTCGTTTCTAGTTCCGCTAAACGCTTTTCTAAACTTTCCCTTGCTTCACGTTCACGCTGGGCTTCTTGCCTAGCTAGTTCGCGTTGTTTAGTTAGTTCAGAAAACCGCTTTTCCAATTTAGGATTAGGCTTCTTTTCCGTAACTTCCGTTTTGGCTTCTTCGCTGCCTTCTGACTCACTCCCACTAGGTTCTTCTACGGGCGCTTGCTCTACAACTTCCGTTGTAGCCGAAGGTTCCGCAACCGGGGCTAAATCTAACTTTTGGGCATAAAATTCCGCCGAATTTTCGCTCGTAAGAACATTACTTGCTTCTTTATCACTCATAGGTTTCCCTAAGTATTTGCCCCGTGTACCTCACGGGTAAGGTTTTAGTCAATATAACTGAAAAGGATTATATTGTCAATTATTGCTGTGGCGCAATACTTTGGTCTGCCGCCCTTATGGCTTCGTACTGTTCTTGGTTGCGCATATTGATTTCACGCTCAAGACGGTTCGTGTCCATGTGGTGCAACAGTAAGTCCATAATTGCATCAATTTCTGTCTTGTTTTGGCTAGTAATTGCTCTGGTGTTGACATCGTGTACCCTCGCTTCCAATGTGGTTTCAGTTGCGTGCGCTTTTGTGGTTTGGCGCATTAATTCACGTTTATTCTCATTGTCTTGCTTAACTTGCTCAATATCTTGGCGTTGTTTCATGGCCAACTGTAAGGCCTGTAACTGCTGGGTAAGCTGTTGAACCTGTGCCTGTGCGTTCTTAATGGCCATTTGCGCTTGCGGTGGTATGTCGCTGTGTTCGTCAATGTTGGCCAACGGGTTAAGGGTTGCCAAACGGTCTGCAATAACTTCAGCACCGGGAAAGTCCATGTTCCTAAATACCAAGTCCGCAGCAGCGTTAAACAACTGTTCGTTGCCACTTAACAACGGCATCATGGCTTCAACGGCTTCTTGGCGCTTGCTGTTGTAGCCCGGCCCAGTTTCCATTACCACGTCATATTCGCCAACGGTTACGTCATTCAATACGCGCCCCACGGCATCTCTTTCGTTAATGGTAAGTAAATCAGGCTTGCCGTCATCCCCAATAATGCGCATGGTGCGTTGGGTGTCGTATATCTTAGGCAGCATATTAAGAATAATTTTGCCCACCCGTGAAATAGACTTGGTCAGGTTGTCGTACAAGTCAAAGTTGGTTAGGTCAACCTGTTGCTGTTGGCCTTGCAGCGCCTTACCGCTTACGTTTCCGGGCACTTGTTGGCTAGGGTCGTAAATACCTATGATGGTGGCCATGTCCGCATTGATTTCTGCTGCGGCTGCCATTACCCCGGCTGGTGGTGGCTCAGGCTGTAAACGCTGTGGTGGGGGCGCTGAGTTGCCTTCAATGTCGGTTTGCTTGTAGGTTAAGTAAGCCATTGACTTAATGTTGGCTGCTGCCCAGTCAAGCTCGTGCCCTTCATCTTGCCCTTCGGCCATAATCCATTTGGCTTTAGGTGCCAAGGCTACGCTTTCGGTCAGGCTAGTTACCCAGAAGTTATACATACGCTGCGCATCTTTAGCGTGGCGCACAATGCCAAACTTCTTGCGCTTGTCACCAATAACAATCTGGCGCCCGTACACCGGCACAATTGGTATGTCTGTGGTTACCCAGTCTTTTTCTTCAAGCACTTCAATAGCGGTTAGTTTCTTCCACTTGATAGTCTTTTTAACGCTTGGGCGCTCACCCACAATGGTTAGGCCTGAACGCTTAACGCGGTCAAAGAAGTCTTTGTCATCAGCAAAGCGTGCCCGGCCGTCACTTAGTAAGTAAAGCGTGGCTTTTTCGCGCACGGTGTACCAGTATTCCGCAATGCGTATATCTTCCTTGGTAATCCATTCGCTTTGCGTGTCCCCGGTACCGCGCTGGGTAAAACTGGCTGTGTCTTGCGCATCAGGGTACATTTCCCTGAATACTTCCTTAGATACCATCATGGTAATAAGGCAACGCTCGGCATCCGAACCATCAATGGCCACGCTGTTTGGGTCCCAGTAAACGGTGAACGGGTTTTCTACTGGGTCAATATATATTTCTTGGTCAAAACTATCTTCGCTTTTGTAGCGGTGGTCAACGCGAATAAAACCCCACCCAGCACGCACGGCAAAGTCGTAGGCTATGTCGTAAGCGTTGTCTGCGTTGCTATTAACTTCAATGTGGCGCACCATGCCCTGAATAACTTTGGCTTCGGCAGCATCTTCTACCGTGTTGGTTGCGTG